AGGATTTAAAAGACGATATTTCATGGCTAATAGAAGCACTGAATTGTTTACGTATTTCGTCCGATAGTGTAACTAAATCGTTAAAATTATACAACAAAGCTTCTTTATCATCATATTCTCGTATTTTTTGTGCCGAGATCAAGCATTCATCGTATTTTTCACGAAATTCTTTACTTTTATCTTTGTTTTTTTCTCTTAAAGAAATTATATCTTCAAAACTCATATTATAAATTATATCAACGGGAAATGTGTGATCATAAATTTCACTAAGAATAATTTGAGTCACAATATTTTGAAAAACAGATGCATCCGATAACATTTTTTGCCCAAAATTCATAGTCGCATGACTATAATATAATAAGTTTTCTTGAGGAACATAATTTTCACATTTAACTACCTGCGAGCCTGATATATAATACAATAAGTCTAAGAACTGAGATATTGCGATATAGGCATCTCCCTTAAAATTATTTTTTAGAGTGATTACTACCTTGTCTCTATCAAAGTAATTTGAATGTGCTGAGCCTTCAACTTCTTTTGTAAATATATCAACAAACTCCTTTTCTGAATTTGCGTCAAGCGTTCTTAGACAATTTCTTAATAATGATTTTTCATCATAAACTTGCTTAGCTACTTCAGATTTATACCAGTTTGAGTTTTCCTTTAAATTCCATGGTACTATTTCAGTTATAATTTTTGAAAAAAAGTTATCAACTTGTTGAGGTAATTTTGCTTTCTTATTAATAATTCTATCCTCAAAAACTTCTGAAAAGTTAGAAAAATTAGAGCGGATTGCTGGTTTTATAATTCCTTTTTCAAACAAGAGATGCTTATTATACTCTGAGAAATAATCATAGGATTCTTCCGAACAAAGGGCTGAACCTGCAATTACAATAGTCTCTTTTGTCAATAATAAAACCTTTAGGACATTATCCAATTCTTGCTTGTATCTTTTCCAGTCATTTGCATGTTGTACATTGCTTTTATCAAGTAAAGAAAAATACGTTCTTGGCCCGCGTAAGCTAGTCGGTAAATGTTTAGTTAATTCCATATAAAAACTCCCTCCAAATATATACTGCGAAATCTCTAGACCTAATTTAATACAAAAGGTTGATAAATCAATGAAAAAAGAAATTCATTGTTTTAATGAATTTCCTTATTAAAAGATTATTTACATCTTCCTGCAAGAAATTTCCATTAAAAACGCTTCCACCCCCAGTTTAGCGGGACAAGATTTCGCTCCCAGCTCGTATGTACAGAGTGGAAAGGCAATCCCTGCCAAAATCTCAAAAAGGAGGCTCTATGCAGAAAGAAACGCAGACAAATTCACCGCTCCAGGAAGTCGCTCAGATTCTCGCCAACGGTATTATTCGCCTGAAGAAAAAGGGGAAGCTGAAGTGATGCGGTACGGAAGCATATGCAGCGGCGTTGAAGCCGCGACTTTAGCTTGGGAACCGCTGGGCTGGCAACCGGCGTTTTTCGCGGAAGTCGAGCCGTTTCCGTGCGCGGTACTGATGCAGAAATTCGGTGCGACGAAACCGAAACGTGTGCTGGAACCGGACGAGGCGGACGCGGAAAAGGAGCGCAAGCAACGCGAGCTGTGGCAAAAGAAAATAAACTCGTTCCCGGAAGGCGGTACCATCCCGAACCTTGGGGATTTTACAAAGATGGAAAAGGAGGATTATGACGGAGAAATCGACCTGCTTGTCGGAGGATGCCCGTGCCAGAGCTACTCCGTCGCCGGGCTCAGAAAAGGGCTCGACGACCCGAGGGGCAACCTCTCGCTTGAGTTTGCGCGACTGGCTTATCGCCTTGAAAGCAGATGGCTCTGCTACGAAAACGTTCCTGGAATTTTGTCACAGGGACAAGGCCGGGCTTTCGCTGAAATACTATCAGCTCTCTGCGGATGGGAAGTTGAAGTTCCTGTTCTCGGAAAGAAAAAGAATGGCGACGTCGTCAGAGGATGGAAGAATTCCGGCATCGTCACTTCCGCTCCAGGAGGCTACGGACTGGCATGGCGAACTCTTGACGCTCAGTTTGTGCGAGTGGACGGGCATCCAAGGGCTGTCCCTCAAAGACGAAGGCGTCTCTTCCTTGTCGGATATTCTGGAAGCTGGGAACGTGCCGCAGCGGTACTTTTTGACAAAGAAAGCCTGCGAGGGAATACTCCGCCGGAGCGAAAAGCGCAAACGGGAATTGCCAGAAGCGTTACGGCGAGCACTGGCGGAGTCAGCGGCAAAGAGCAGCAGCACACCTTCGTAAAGGAAAACGGCCAGCCGTTGAATGCTTTATGCGCGGCTCACGGTCAGGGCAATGCGGAGGTTTTGAGCGAAAAATCTCCGACACTGAACTGTAATCATGAAGCACCGATTGTCTGCAACAGCATCAGGATGCGCAGCGGTTGTCCGGGCGGTGGAAAGGGACCGCTAATCGGGAACAACATCTCCCACACGCTCGGCGTTGGAAACGACCAGACAATCGTTTGCCGGGAATCCGGCCAGGGCTTCTGGCTGCAGGATGGAGTATCCGGCACGATCAAAGTCAACGGCGCTGAACCGACCACGGTGGTCTGCCTGAACAACCGTCCGCAGGAATTTAAAACGGATGAACACATTCTCTATCCGCTTAGGGCTACAGATGACAAACAGCCTCCGGTTATATGCTACGAAAATCATCCTAACGACTCCCGGATAAAGGAACTTACCGAGGGAGTTTCTCCCCAGATAAGCGCAAGGGCCGGTACCGGGGGAGGCAACCTGCCGCTAGTGCAGGTAGCGGGTTTCCTGCCCGGACAAGGCAAAAAAGCCGGGAGTATTGGTTACGAGGAAGATCTGGCTCCGACGCTGCGTAGCGGATGCGACAGCTACGGCGTGATTAAAAGCTATGCCATAGCCGAAAACATCATCAATCGCAAGGTCAAAAACGGCGGCAACGGAACCGGGGTAAAAGAAGGCATTCAGTACACCCTGAACACGGTTTCTCCGCACGGAGTCGCCTATAAATCCGTGGTTCGCCGGATGATGCCGGTCGAGTGTGAACGCCTGATGGGATTTCCGGACAACCACACCAGGATCGAATGGAACGGCAAAGGTGAAGATGAGTGTCCGGATGGAGCACGCTACAAAGCCTGCGGAAATTCAATGACGGTTAACTGCATGAAATGGATAGGCATAAGAATTCAAATGGTGGAGGATTTTTTTAATGAGCGAACTTGAACAAAAAATTAAAGACAACGCTTCCGGGCCGAAATCGGCGGAAAGCGACGGCCAGAAAGTCGAGCAGCATTCGATAGCCGACCAGATCGCCGCCGACCGTTATTTGAACTCGAAACAGGCGGTTAAGAAAGCCGGATCAGGACTAAAAATCAGCAAAATGAGCGCATCGGGAGCGTAAAGATTGAAGAACTTTTTATCCACAATTTTCAAAGGAAAAAACACCCGCGAGGTATCAGTGCGGCATCCCGGCCGAGTCATCAGGGCGCGGTTCGACGCGGCGCAAACGACGCATGATAACAAGCGTCACTGGGCGGCGGCGGATCATCTGTCGGCGGACATGGAGGCATCGCCGGATGTGCGCCGGACGCTGCGGACGCGGTCACGCTACGAGGTGGCGAACAATTCCTATGCCAAGGGGCTGGTGCAGATGCTGGCGAATGACTGTATCGGCACCGGCCCGCGCCTCCAGATGCTCACACCAGACGAGGATTTCAACGATGAGGTCGAAACCGAGTTCATGCAGTGGGCCGAAGCGGTTAGACTGGCGGCGAAACTGCGCACCATGCGAATGGCGAGATGCCAGGACGGCGAAGCGTTCGCGGTTATGTCCACCAACCCCAAAGTCCGGCACGAGGTCAAACTCGATCTAATGCTGATCGAAGCCGACCGGATCTGCAGCGATCTTGTCTGGCTGCCGGACGACAAACTTGTCGATGGCATCAGTTTCGATGACTGGGGCAACCCGGCCGCTTTCCGGGTAATGAAATATCATCCCGGTGATATCCGGTACGCCCCCGGCGAGGAAGCGATAATCGTTCCGGCCGACTACATGCTACATATCTTCCGGCAGGATCGGCCGGGACTGCACCGGGGCGTACCGGAACTGACGGCAGCGCTGCCATTATTCGCACAGCTTCGTCGGTATAACCTCGCGGTTTTGAGCGCGGCGGAAGCGGCGGCCGATTTCGCGGCGATCCTCTATACTGACGCGCCGCCAAACGGCGAGAGCGAAGAAGTCGAGCCGATGGATATCATCCCGCTGGAGCGGAATATGATGCTGACCGCTCCGGCGGGCTGGAAGCTGGATCAGCTCGACCCCAAACAGCCCGCCTCAAGCCATGCGGAATTCGTCAAGGTGATTCTGAGTGAAATCGCACGATGCGTCTGTTCGACCTACGGCAGCGTCGCCGGGGATTTTTCCGGTTTCAACTACGCATCCGGACGGCTGGATAATCAGATCTACCACAAATCGATTCTGGTTGATCGTAGCTTCTGGCAGAGTGAAATCCTGAACCGGCTGTTCGATCTCTGGATTCGGGAATACATGCTGGCAAGGCCGTTCAGCGGAGGAGGCTATTTCAGGCTTCCCAGGCACACCTGGTTTTGGGACGGCTTCCCGCACGTCGACCCCGGCAAAGAGGCGTCTGCTCAGGAAAAACGCCTTAACAACCACACAACCACATTGGCTGCGGAGTGTGCCAGAGATGGCCGCGATTACATGTCGGTTCTGAGGCAACGTTCCAAGGAACTGCGGCTCATGCGTGAGCTCAAAATACCGTTTAACGACGACAACGCGTCGCAAAATATTAACCCGGAGCCGAGAAGAAACGGTTCTGAACAAAAGGAAACAGCAAATGAGTGATTTTCTGCTGATCGAAGCAGCCGGAGACGCAAAGCCCAAAGTCATGGGGCTGGCGTACTCAGGCGGTAAAATGAATTTACCCGGCTGGAAACATCCGGTGGTGGTCGACTTGGCCGGGCTGGAACTGCCGGAAAGCGTGCCGCTCCTGGCTAACCACCAGAACAAAACCGCGTCCCGGGTCGGGGTGGTCTCGGCTCAGGTAAAGGACAATGCCCTGGAAATCGACGGGCAGATCGTTTCCGAAAGCGAAGACGCCAGGGACATCGTGGCGCAAAGCAAGGCCGGGGCCGACTGGCAGTTATCCATCGGCGCGGATGTGAAGGAATGCGAACTGGTCAGGTCGAGCCGGGAAGTCAACGGCCAGACATTCGATGGCCCGTTTTACCACGTCAAAAAATCGGCTCTGAGGGAAGTTTCGGTCATTCCGGTGGGAGCCGATGCAAAAACAACCATGAAAGTATCCGCAAGTTTTAATCTTCAACCCCAAAACATAACAGGAGAAGGAACAACTATGGCAAACGAAGATCCGAAGAAAGAACCCGAAAACAAAAAAACAGAACCCGAAAACACCCCGGCACCCAAAACCGACAACCCGAAAGTTAAGGAGGAACCGAAAATCAAAGAAGACCCGAAACAGGAACCCCAAAAAGAACCCAAAGCCGAAGCAGCGGCAACGCCTCCGACGATTCAGGCTCAGGCGCAGGATGCCGCCCAGCAGGCGGTGAAGGCCGAGCGCGAGCGGATTGCCGAAATCCAGACGATCTGCGATGGCGACTATCCGGAAATCGAACGTGAGGCGATTTCCGCAGGCTGGACTCCTGACACCGTCACCTCCAAAGTGCTGGCGACAATGCGTGCCGAACGCCCGAGCGCCGATGTGCATATTTCCGTTAAAAGCAAACCCGAGGGCGGTGAAATGCGCAAAACCCTGGAAGCGGCTATGTGCCTGCGGGTCGGGGTGGACGCCGATTCGCTGGAAAAATCCTTCGGGGCTCAGGCAGTGGAAGCCGGTATGGGTGAAATGGACATGCCGCTGCGGCAACTGCTCATTGAATGTATGAAGCTTGACGGCATCCCGGCGTCCCGCGGTTTCGACAACGACACCATTCGTGCGGCGTTCTCATCTGTCAGCCTGCCGGGGGTTCTGAGCAATGTGGCAAACAAAAAACTCCTGCAGAGTTACAAAGCCCAGCCGGTAATCGCTACCAAGCTGTGCAGCAGTGGTGACTTGAACGATTTCAAGGAAAACGACCGTTTCCGCCTGACCGACGTTGGTGATCTGCTACCGGTGGCCGCTGACGGCGAGATCAAGGAAGGCGGACTTGTCGAGGAAACGGCAAAGAACCAGCTCGATACCTATGGAAAGAAATTCTGTCTGACGCGCAAAATGATCATCAATGACGATCTGGGCGCGTTCATGAAGGTGCCGGTCGCTATGGGCAACCGAGCAGCCAGGCTAATCGACCAGTTGTTCTTCAGCAGGCTGCTTTCAAATCCGGTTCAGTCTGACAACAATGCGTTGTTCAGCGCGGGGCATAAGAATCTGCTGAGCGGATCGACTTCGGCTTTGAGTGCCGACAGCCTCAAAAAGGCTATCCAGCTCTTCCTTGACCAGGTGGATGCAGACAACCAGCCGATCAGCGTTGAACCGGCGTTCCTGCTGGTACCGACTGCGCTGAAGCATCTGGCGATTGAGCTTACTAAAGGCGCGACGCTGATTATGGCGGGCGGCAGTACTCAGTCGATCCGTCCGGCGTTGAACGTGCTGGCGGATGAGAATCTGCAGGTGGTCAGTTCTCCGTACCTGGGCAACTCCGCTTATCCGGGCAGTTCCCAGACCGGCTGGTATCTCTTCGGCGATCCGGCAACGGTCGACACCTGGGAGATCGGCTATCTCAAAGGTAAACGTACCCCGACAGTCGAGCGCGGTGAGACCGACTTCAACACGCTGGGACTGTGGTTCCGGGTCTATTTTGACCTCGGAGTTCGCGAGCAGGATCATCGCGGCATGGTCAAGTCCGCCGGCGTATAACTCTCAACTCAAAGGGAGCGAAAGCTCCCTTTTTTCTTACTTTTAATTCTAATTACGGAGGTTTTTAATGCTTGCAAAATATATCCAAAGAGGACATGAGATCGACTTTATTCCTGAAGCTGACGTGGCGGCTGGAGACGTGGTAATTATCGGCGATCTGGCCGGGATCGCTAAACTGGACATCAAGGCCGGAACCCTCGGAGCATTGGCGCTGGTTGGGGTGTTCGATATTCCCAAGGCAACCGGTGAAGGCACGGCAATTGCCGTTGGCGCGATTGTGTTCTGGGATGCTGAAAACAAACAGGTGACCACCACCGCCGGGGATAATAAATATCTCGGCAAAACCATCATCGCTTCCGGTGATGATGACGCCAATGCCCGGGTAATTATCAATGTTTCCCGGGATGTCCCAATCAGCGCCGCTGCGGCGATTGCCGATCCCGAAGCCAATGCCGAGGACATCGACGACCAGTCCGGCGGTACGGCCAGCGCCACCCACCAGTTGGCAGCGGTTGCAGATACTTCCACGGCCGACCAGTCCGGCGCGATCAATAACAACTTCGCCACCATCGGCGCGGAATACAACGCCCTCAAAGACGACGTTGAAGTTAACAACGACAAACTCGACTCCATACTGGCGGCGCTGCGGACGCTGGGGCTGATCGCGACTGAATAATGGGTATGCTTGAAAACGGGCTTGCCTGGCTGGAAGCCCAAAGGAAAAGTCACCTGACCGTGCCGGTTATTTACCGGCGCGGGGGTGATTCCGCCGAGGTGGCGGCAACGGTCGGCAAAACCGTGTTCAAAGTCACCGATGATTACGGCCGCTTCCAGTATATCGAGAGCCGGGATTTCCTCATAAGCGCCGCCGACCTGGTGTTGAATGACGTCCGAATCCTCCCTGAACCGGGCGATGAGATCGTCGATGACGGGTTCGTTTATGAGGTCATGGCTCCCAATGACGAACCGGAATGGCGGTACTCTGACAGTTGCCGGCAAACCCTGCGCATACACACAAAACTTATTGGTAAGGAGTAAATATGTCAAAGAAAAACGAAATAATAAAAGTGCCGTTTTATGAAAATGAATTGATAGCGGTTGAAAAGGACGGCGAAACCTATGTCGCCATGAAACCTATCGTTGAGGCGCTAGGGCTGGCTTGGCATAAACAATATGAGCTGATACAGAGAGACCTGGTACTTCGTCAAAAAGGGATTCCCATTACGGGAATACCTTCAAAAGGCGGGCCTCAAGAAATGCTCTGTCTTCCACTGAAATACCTGAACGGCTGGTTGTTCAAAGTTCCGGCCTCCCGCTATACTGGGAAAAAACGCGAGGTAATAATCCGCTACCAAGAGGAATGTTATTCCGCGCTTTATGAGTATTTCCGCAATGACACGGCAGTTAATCCGTTAGCGGCTTTGAAAAAAAATGACCCGCGTGACTGGTTACTCCGCAGACAATCGGAAATCATCGACGAGGTAACTTCCGATACGTCATTTTATGGGGACGTCAGCCCGGTTACCGGGAGGAAGAAACTCGTTCTTGTCCGCCAGCATTTCAGGAGCTATGCCGAACCTCAAGTTAAAAAACCGAAGAACCGCATGCAGATGGTGTTCAACTTTTTCACAGGGGGAAAGTAACATGCCCAACGGAAATGACAACCCTGATTTGCGCGATGTCTGGAATGCGGTGAACGAATCCCGGCGCGAGCTCGCCGAGATGAAAGGAATGCTGACGGTTCACTTTTCCGACCGCAATATCCACCACAGCCCGCCGTGCCATGCGGCGGAGGACATGCGCAAAACCATGCTCTCGGCGGCAGGGGCGGCAATCCTGGCATTGCTGGCCGCCATCGGCTCAATAATCACCACTGTTATGAGGTGAATTATGCCGCTACTTATCGACATAGCCGACGCGGTGGCTGCGGAATTGAACGATGCGGAGCTTTCGTTGGAATTCACCGCCGAGGTTAATCTCAAACCGGAATTCGAACTGAAAGACCTGAAAGACCTCAAGGTGACAGTGGTTCCGAAATCGCTCAAGTTTTCCGGGGCGACCCGGCTGGAATCAGCGAAAGAGGTGCAGATCGACATCGGGGTACAGAAAAAAACCGCAGCTCCCGAGCAGTTGGCGGCATTGCTGCAGCTGGTCGAGGAGATCGCCGGGATTTTCGACCGCAAACGTCTGGCGGGATATCCGAAAGCGGTGTGCGTCGGGATCGAGAACGAGCCGGTTTATGATCCCGAACACCTGCGGCAGTACAGGCAGTTCACCAGCGTCGTCACGCTGAAATTCCGGGTGACTTGAAATGTTCAACATGCGCGGCCGTTCCCGGTTTGACGCCCGAAAAGTCAGGAAAAAAGCCGAATCCGGAACGTTCAGAAGCCTGAACCATGCCGCCGCCGCAATCCGCATAACCGCCAGGCGGAGCATCCGGCGCAGTCCGAAGGAATCATCTGCCGGAACCCCGCCGCATACCAGGCGCGGTTTGCTGAAACGCTCGCTCCTTTACAACGTCGACAAGGCGAAAATGACGGCGGTAATTGGTCCGGCTTATTCCGTCGCGGGACGTTCCGGCAGCGCTCATGAGTTCGGCGGCAAATACTACGGCAGAAAGTACCCCGCGAGAAGTTATATGGGGCCTGCATTACGAAAACAGGCAAAGAGAATTCCACATTTCTGGAGTGCGTCAATTAAATAGTTACGGAGGTTTTTATGTACAAAATAGGTTTTGAAGCGAAGATTTTTTACGGTGCCGCGGGAGCAAAAGCCTCGACGGAGTTAAAACACGTCGCCGACTCGGTGTCTTTGAACATCGAAAAAGGCAGCGCCGAGGTTGCGGTCAGGTCATCCAACTGGAAAAAGGTACTTTCCGGGCTCAAAGACGCCTCGGTGGAATTCACGCTTGCCGGGGATACTGCTGACGCGGGTTTTCAGGCGATCCAGAACGCCTTTTTCAATGACACGGCGATTGCATTGTTCATTGCCGACGCGGAAACCGGCGGAGTTGGTTTGGATGCCGATTTCGAAGTGATTTCATTCAACCGAACCGAGGGGTTGGAGGAAGTCATCAACTATGCAGTGAATGTCAAACCGTCCGGTAAATCAACCCGTGAACCGAGCTGGGAAGGCGGAGCCGGAGGCGGTGAATAATGAAATGTTTTAAGGATAATCAGAACCGTAACTGGACGATCGTGGTGAATGTCGCCGCCGTCAAACGGGTAAGGTCGCTGTTGGAGATTAATCTGCTGGATGTGGTCAAGCTGGATGAGAAAAACCGGCCGAATGTGGACTTGCTTGAACAGTTGGCGTCCGATCCGGTATTGCTGTGTGATGTTATTTACTGCATCTGCAAACCGGACGCCGACGCGCAAAGCATCAGTGATGAGGATTTCGGTAGTGCGATGAGCGGCGACGCCATCGAACATGCCACCACGGCTTTATTGGAGGAATTGGTTGATTTTTTCCCGGAGGCGAAGCGGCTGGTGCTTCGCAAACTGATGCACGCCGGGGAAAAAGTCAAACTTCAGATGGAAAAAGCCCTGAAGCTGGAACTGGAGAATCCGCAGCTCGACAAGGAACTGGAGAAACAGGTGACGGAATATATAACTTCATCTACCAGCTCGCCGGAATCCTCGGAATAAACCCCGATCCGTTCACGCTCCGGGAACTTTTGATCATGGCTGATTCCAGGGGGCGGGACAACTGGAATCACACATCCAGCCTGTTGGCGATGCTGTTCAATATCAATCGTGATCCGAAAAAACAACGTGCCGTTTCGCCGGAAGTTTTCAATCCGTATGTAACCCATAAAGCCAAAAAAGACACCCGCATGGCTTTTGACTTCATGAAGCAGTTATGGGGTAGTAATAATCTTTGAATTATTAAGCAATACCCCATTCTTATTACTTGATAATTTAGTCATAAAATAACTTATTCCATTTAAAAGTATAAAAGGGAAATGTTACAAAGTAAGTTCAAGAAATATTGGGACACTGTATTCCAAGAGCATTTAATATCTCAAAAAGATATTTTCTAGCATTTGAATGTTTCCAGTCAGTTATTGAAAAGAGGTTCCCTAAATTGTCTGATTTTTCGTTATTTGCATCTGTTCTCAAGTGTTCAGAAGAAACCGTATGAATTGGGACTAAGCCACTAGAATTACTTGGAGTTGCAAATATAATTTCAGGTTTATCGTCTATATGCTTAACTAATGTTTTTTTGTCTACAATTTTCTCATATATTTTATTGTCTTCGACATGAATAAAAAGGATTTTATTTACGACTTCTTTTTCGGAAACATCAATAGCAACTACAGGAATTGCTTTATGATTGGCTAAAATATCATAGCACTTTCCTGCATAAGTTCTATGACAAAATTCATTATTACGTTTTTCTTTTAAGCAGTTTAGAAGTGCATCAATGCGTTTTTTATCTCCTAAAGTATTACTCATTGGTAACCTCCTATATTGGTTGTTAATTCGCACATTTTTTATTAGACGGTAGTTTATATTCAGCTCCACAAGTGTGGCATCTATTACTATGAACTGTCATGCGACCACAATTGGAACATTTTTTCCCACGTCCTCCTTTGCCATTGGCCTTAGGAAGTTCCATGGTTAATCCACAGTGAGAGCACTCCCGTTCTGCTTTACCAGTCTTTGCACGGAAAAAAGTAAGTTCATTGCAGTTAGGACATAATTTTCCAGCCATTTTAGTTCTCCTTAATTATGTATTTATATAATTATATGTTTATATAAATATATAGCTCAATAAATCAAGTTGTCAAATAAAGTTTTAAAAAAAGTAAAAAATTATGTTAACAAATGCCAACATCCGGGCGGGCGCCGCCTATGTCGAGCTGACTGTGGAAAACAGCGCGCTCGTTCGCGGGCTGAAAGCCGCGCAGACCAGGCTGAGGAATTTCAGCCGGAGCGTGACCGCCGCCGGGAAGAAACTCCTGGGGATCAGCGCGATCCTGGCGCTGCCCTTTGTCGGCGGCGCCAAGACTTTCGCTGACTTCGAAGAGCAGATGGCGAATGTTTCAACGATGCTCGACGAACCGGCCAAGTATATGGACGCCTACAAAGACGGTATCCGTAAAATGTCGGTCGAGTTCGGCGAAGGCACTGATACCCTGGCAAAAGGCCTGTACGACATTCTTTCGGCGTCAATAGACCCGGCCAAGGCGCTGGATGTGCTGGCGGTTTCGGCGAAAGCTGCCAAAGCCGGGCTTACCGATACCGGGATAGCGGCAGACGCGATTACCACCATCTTGAATTCTTATGGATTGAGTGCGGATTATGCGCAAAGCGTCTCTGATCTTCTGTTCAAGACGGTCAAAAAAGGCAAGACGACATTTGCGGAACTGGCTCCTTCAATCGGGATGGTGGCGACCACCGCCGCCAGCGCCGGGGTACCCCTGGATGAACTGGGCGCGGCCATCGCCACCATGACCAGAAACGGGGTAAGAACCGAAAACGCGGTTACCGCCTTGAACGCGATTATTTCGACCTTCCTCAAACCGACTGATGAGGCGGCGGCCTATGCCAAAAAACTAGGCTTCGAGATGAGCTCGGCGGCGATCAAGTCCGAAGGTCTGGAAGGTATTTTCAAAAAGATCAGCAAGTTGCCGCCGGACGCGGTCAGCAAGCTCTTTCCAAACATCCGGGCGTTGCGCGGAGTACTGCCGGCATTGCGGAATATGAAAGGATTTTCCGATGATGTGGCGACCATGAAAAACCGCGCTGGTGCGACCGAGGAAGCGTATGCCAAAATGGCGAACACGCTTTCCATGTCCTTTGCCCGGCTCAAACAGGCGGGACTGCTGGCCTTGTCGGTGATCGGCGAAGCCCTGGCGGATGACTTGCGCAAAGCAGCGGATGTGTTCATGCGGGTGATCACTTCGATCATCGCCTTCATCAAGCAGAACAAAAAAATGGTGGTGACGGCGGCAAAAGTAGTCGGGATTGTGGCGCTGATCGCTGGCGGACTGCTGACATTGGGGGCGATTGCCGGGACATTGTCGTTCGCCATCGGCGGACTGGTTTCGATAGTTTCTGTATTTACCGGCGTGCTCAGTTTTGTGATCGGGACTGTGGGGACGATTGTTTCGGTGTTGACCGCCAGTATTTCCGTCTGGTGGCTGGTTGCCGCGGCGGTGGCCGCGGTCGGAGCGACGTTCCTCATCCAGAGTGGCGTTATCGGCAAGGTTATCGACTGGTTCGGGGCGAAATTCGCCCAGCTCAAGCAGTTTGCCATCACCGCGTTTGACGGCATCAAAGCCGCCTTGTCCTCCGGGGACTATGCCCTGGCGGCGCGGATACTCTGGCTGAGTCTGCAGGTCGCCTGGCAGAAGGGAATAAGTGTGCTTTTGGGCTACTGGATCAGCTTCAAACAGGCATTTATGACCGCGACTCTGGAAACTTTCTATGGGGCGCTTAGCATCATCACCGATTCCTGGGCGAGTTTGAAATCCGCCTGGGTGAGTGTGGTCGGCTTCCTGAAAAAGTTCTGGATAGGGTTTACCGGGGCAATCATGAAAGCCTGGAACAGCACTTTCGCCTGGCTGGCGAAAAAATGGCTCGACATCAAGGGCATGTTCGATGATTCCATCGACATTGAGTCGGAAAAAACAAAAATCGACGCGGAAGCGGCAAAGAAAAATGCCGGAGAAGACGCGGCTTACAACCAGATCGACAAGGATTCTCAAAAGCAGAAATCCCAGATTGAACAGCGCCGCCAGATTGAACAGGAATCCATCGGCGAACAAATGGCTGACGACCTGAAGCAGCATAACGCGCAGTATGCCGATGAACTCTCCAAATCCCGGCAGGCATTAACTGACGCCAGGAAAGAATGGCAGGCGGCTATTTCCGAAGCCAAAAATAAAAGCACGGCAACGAAAAAGCCGGAATCCGGCCCGGTAAAAGACGCAATGTCCAAGCTGAAGGACGCCGGAGGCGCGGTTTCCGCAGCGCAGGCCAAAGTCCAGGTGCAGGGTTCGTTTTATGCCCAGGCGACCCAGTCTCTATCCTCCGGCACCGCCGCCGAACGTACCGCCAAAGCCTCTGAAGACATCAAGAAAAACACAAAGAAAACCAACCAGCTCCTCAAGGAAAAGAACTCCGGCGAGCTGGAGTTCGAATAAAGGTGAACCATGGAAGCAAGAATCGAACCGGCGTTTTTTGACCGGACCCAGGCTATCGACAATGACGGCAACTATACGACCGCCGAAATCCCGTATTTCGTTTTTGAAGTCGAAGACGAGGATGCGGCGATTGCCTTTGCTCTGGCCAATGTGCCGGTACTGTACAACAAGATTCCGCTGGAATCCATTGAGATCGACGAACGCATCAGCGCTAACGTTTTTAAGGTCACGGCGCAGTACAAGGCGGGATTCGATGAGACCACCAGTTCCGGTAACGAGGAGCCTGATCCGGTTTATTCGTTCGATACCGGAGGCGGCGCCCAGCATTTGACGCAGTCATTGAAAACCGTGGCCAAATATCCCGCAAACGCTCCGGATTACAGCGGGGCAATCGGTTATGACGGGGAGGACGTCAAGGGCGTCGACGTCACCATGCCGGTGATGAATTTTTCGGAAACCCACTACCTGAAGCCGAGCAAGGTAACCACCAAATACAAGAAAACCGTCGGCGAACTTACCGGGAGTGTCAACAACGGCTCGTTCAAGGGCTATGCCGAGGGTGAGGTGCTGTTCATGGGGGCGACCGGTTCGCGGCGGGGCGATTCCAGGAGCGACCTCTGGGAAGTCACCTACAAGTTCGCGATGTCCGCAAACCGCAAAAACATAAAGGTCGGCGACCTGACCGTCACCGAGAAAAAAGGCTGGGATTATCTCTGGGTGCGTTATGCAGATGATGTCAAGGACAAGAAAACTTTAGTCAAAAAGCCGATCGCCGCCTATGTCGAAAAAGTCTATGAACGCAAAGACCTCGGCAACCTTGGAATCGGGAAATAGGTGGAACTATGAATAAAGTTTCGACCGGCGAAAAATTCAAGGTCAAAGCCAACACATGGAACGCGTTTATTGACGCGGCTAACCATTATAAAAACACTCAAATGAGCCTGGGTTCCGAGGCGCTGCGCGGCAATGCGAAAACCGGGATCATTCTTGTCAGCAACGACAGCGGCGGGCTGCTCGAACAGTTTTTCCCGGTGATTTTGGACGATCTGATCGTCCAGCCGGATGATGACGAAAAAGAACAGGAATTCAAAAGCCGCGTCCCGGTATTTTCCGGGAAAAAAGTCTCCGCCGATAATAAGGACAAGCCGTTCGCCATCCTGCAGGTACCGATTGAATCCGAAAAAATCGGTAAGGCGCAGCTTCAGGGGATTAGCCCAGTAAAGATCAATATCGGCAACGAATCGCACAAATATGCGAAACTCTCCGCCACCGGGCTGGTTTCAACCAGCATCGGCGTCGGCAGAATCCTCTGGAAAGAATCGGGAACCGGGAAAAAGTGGGCGTTGCTCCAGCTTGGCGGGGGCGGTTCCGGCGGCAACAACTACAGCGGATTTTTCCTGCTGACCGCCGATGAGGATAATGAAAACTCCATAAAAGTCATCGACGGCAGCGATGCGCTGGGAGGCGGAGATTGCGGTATTTTCGTGTCGGGGATCGACAAAATAACCGTTCCTGAAGAAACGCTGGCCATTACCGGCGAATCCTACATCGTTTTCAATGCGGTTTACGCCGACGAGGAGTGGACTACCGAAATCAAAGCGCAAAGCTCGTTTCCTGAATTCACCGCTGACAAATTCACCGCGCTCCTGGGCGTGGTCAAGTGGAATTCCGAGGAAAACGCCATGGGCGAGATCGTCCAGATTTGGAATAACGGAATAATCTACAACAACAGGTACTCATGATGGCTATCACAAAACCCACCCAATGGAGCGACTGGACCGGATTGCCGGTACTGGCCCTGCCGTCAGTCAAAGGCTATGAACTTTATGAGGCGATCCGGGAGCGGATCGAATACCTGTTCCCGGAAATGAACGCGGATGAAATGCCGTCGGCGTTGAAACCCATGGTAAAAAAATTCAATCCGAATGAGGATTACAAGGTCATGGAGCGCCGGATGCATGACGCGGTGACCGAGCTGATCCCGTGGTACCGCAACTGGACGAGTGACGACGCCAGATTATGGAACGAGGCCGACCTGCTGGGGGCACTCGAGGAAAATGAACGGCGGGAGCCGAATCCTTATTTCCTTTCGGCGAAATGGCTCAAACAGATGTTCAGGATTCTCAATTACCTCCGCAAAAAAGAGGACATTATCTCGATAACCTGGATTGACGAAGCCGAGTCCGGATATACCACGGGAACCACCTATGACGAGCACAAGGCGATGTTCGAGGAAGCCATCGGTTTTTATACGGCGGTCATCCAGCCGGGAGGCGGTAATTCGGGGCAGATATTCGGGAGTTCCGGCAGGCCATCGAATGTACTGTACTATTCCTGCGAGCGCGATCCGTGCAGCTCAATGTCGCCGTTTGTCATGGCGCTCAACACGCTGAAATCGCAGTATTCCGCGACGAAGTACACCATCGGGCTCTTCGTCGATACGTCAGGTTCCATGGGGATGAGCACCATCCAACCGGCTTACGATGATTTCGTCGCCTACATCAATGAATTTTATCCCACATCGCGGCTGGTGCAACGCTCCGCCGGCAATGAAGCCTGGCTCATCTGGACCAAGGAATATATCGATCAACTGAGCTTTAATTTCGAATTCAAAGAGGAAGAAGAACAAGATGTTTGAAGATTTACAGCAAATAATCCTGTACGTCAAAGCCGATTCCACCGTCGGGGAGATCGTCGACGAGTACGGGCAGTCGACTTCCGTCAGCAAGGCGATCACCCGTGGGGTGGAGGCGCTTTTGTGTTTGCGGGTGCTGCGCGACGGCGACGCCTATCCGTTTGAACAGTTGAGTTCGTTTGTATCGTGGGACTGCCTCCTGGACAACGACTGGAATACGGCTACAACCCCAAAACTCCGGGCGGACAATGAAAATATCACCGTGGTTTCCGGGGTATTGAATGCCGGTACCGACGAGGAAAAAGCCTATACCGAAATCCGCATTCCGCTATTGGAAACCGACACGATCGAACTTGGCGAGGCTATTTCCGGGAAAGACGATGTTACGCTCGGACTCGAACTTTGCGGCTTTGTTGCCGGCCGGACGAAACCGGCGTTCGTATTGCAGTTCGATTTGCCGGTGCGCAACCGCCGTGGCAATGCCGGAATGGGTTCTCCGACTCCCGTAGGAGACGGCAACTACTGGACGACCGAGCAGACCAAGGCGTACATCCGGCAGTCGCTGGACTATCAGTTTTCCGAGGACAACGAAGAATGGCACGAAGTTCAGACCGCCGACGATGTGTATTTCCGTTCGCGTTTTCCGGAGGGCGAGTGGAGTGATGGTTACGGCATTCCCAAGGGCAAGGACGGAAATAATCTGGCGCCGTCCGCTTCCGGCACGCTGGAAGAACGCGACGATTACGACGACGAACTCAAAGGTTTTGTTTACGGCGTACCGGAAGAGTCGGCGATTTACTTCAAACTTTCCGATACTTCCGGTGACTGGTCGCCCGCGTTCCCGATTATTCAGTCCCAGGGCGAAAAAGGCGATAAAGGCGATACCGGGGACACCGGAGCGCCAGGGCCGCAGGGTGCGAAGGGAGATAAAGGCGACACCGGGGACCGGGGGCTGCCCGGCGACACCGGAGCTAAAGGTGATAAGGGAGACCAGGGAGATAAAGGCGATCCCGGAGAAAAGGGCGACGGGGTTAAAATCGACATGGCCGGGCCCTTGTCGACAAAACACATCTACGACGATGCCGAGCGCGGCTTCACTTACCTCGATACCGACAACAACCATATCTACCTGAAACTTTCCGATGCTTTTGCCGACTGGAGCGATCCGGCTCCGGGCGGCGTCCAGGGGATTCAGGGAGAAAAAGGCGACAAGGGAGACAAAGGTGAACAAGGGGACCGGGGTGAAAACGCCACCGTCGAACCGGACTTTGTGTTTACCGCGGAGGACGTTTTCGGCGGTTCGCTGGTTCTGGAAGGCGTCAAAACCATAGCCCAGATCGAACTCTACGACGCTATGGGGAATGGCCTTGCAGTCAAGACCGGCGATCCCGACAGCCCGGTGATGATCCAGACCGAATACGCCAACAACCAGACGGTGATCTATTTTGGGCAGAGCGACGTCACCAATGGCGGCCGGATACGCTTTGCGCAGGGGATTTCCGGGGAGAGTTTGTACCAGATGTGGCTTTCCGCGGGCAACACCGGAAGTGAGGAAGACTACCTCAACTGGCTCCGGGTGCATGACGGGAGCCGCCATGAGTTTACCCAGGATGACCTGGAAAATAAGATTCTCACAATCGACGCGCTTCTGAACGTTGTCGCTATTGCCGACAATGACGGCGTCCAATGGCAACTGCCGCAGAACGCCGTTGCCTACGGCGTCAACTCGACCGTGGTTAAATTGGCGGGGATCATGGCGATGAAAGACATCATCGAAATTGCCGGAACCTGGCAGTTGATCCTTGGCGGCGGCGACAAAGGGGAAAAGGGTGACGACGGCGCTCCCGGAGCTGACGGGACGGTTGAATTCGAGGAGCTGACTCCTGAACAGATCGCGATGCTGAAGGGAGACAAGGGAGATCAGGGCGATGCCGGAAACATCGGGCCGCCGGGACCGCAGGGCGAACAGGGAATCCAGGGTATTCAGGGAGAACAGGGTGATTCCGCTTACCAGGTTTGGCTGGATGCCGGGAATATTGGCACTCCTGACGATTACCTCAACTGGCTCAGAGTCCAAGGCGCGCGGCATGATTTTACCCAGGACGATCTGGCCGGGGAAATTCTCAGCGTAAACACACTTATGAACATTGTTGCGGTTGCTGACGAAAACGGAACTCAGTGGCAGTTGCCGCAAAACGCCGTCAGCTACGCCGGCAACTCGACGATGGTGGATTTGTCCGGGATCATGACCATGAAGAATATCTCCGCGATCTCCGGAACCTGGCAGCTGGTGCTTGCCGGAGGGGATAAAGGAGAAAAAGGCGATCAGGGTGACCCCGGCGTTGACGGAACGGTTGAATTCGAAAACCTGACCCCGGAACAGATCGCCATGCTGAAAGGCGACAAAGGCGACAAGGGTGACCCCGGCGATACCGGAGCGCAGGGGCCGCAAGGTGAACAGGGCATTCAAGGACCACAAGGTATTCAAGGTGAAACCGGCCCGGCGGGACCGCAAGGTGAACAAGGGCTCCAGGGTGAGCAAGGGTTACAGGGGATTCAGGGCATCCAGGGGGAAACCGGGCCGCAGGGTGACAAAGGCGATACTGGGGATACGGGAGATTCCGCTTATGACCTGTGGATCGCTGCCGGAAACAGCGGAACGGAAGCTGATTTTCTTTCCTATGTGAACGGGGAAAAAGTCAGGGTGAACCGGCAGACCGGGACATCCTACACGCCTGTTCTTACCGACGCCGGAAAGATAATCGAAATGAACAACGCCGACGCCAATACCGTGAACCTGCCGTTATACGCGAATACTCCTTTCGACGCCGACATGGTTTTCGCCATCGACAGGATGGGAACCGGAGAGACCGTCATAAGCTGTGACGCTACGGCGACGATCAATGGCGTCGCGGGAGGAACGGTGTACATCCTCAGTCAATACTGCGGGGTATCCGTCCGGGTTTTATCGGCTGATAACTGGCTAATCCAGGGAGCTCTCGACTGATGAATCCATTGAAATTGATAAACAGATACAGGAAACACAGCAAGGCTGTAAACGTCCAGTTTATTGCGGACAAATCCACTGCCGTTTTTACCGTCAAAGCGTCAACAGGTACGATCCTCACTGTCGACTGGGGCGACGGGACTTACACGGAGGACTTTGCTATGACTGGAAATTCCGTTTCCGTATCGCACGATTACGGCACGGAAAAAGACCGGGCCATCAAGTTCAGCGGAACCGCCAATTCGCAAATAACCTATCTTACGTGCAACAGCAACTTTAAATATGTGGATGTGGCCGAGTATACGGAACTGACCTACCTGGAATGCCGGTCCAACCGGATAACCGAGCTGGATTTAAGTTTGAATGTCAATCTGACCACCCTGAAATGCTCCAATGAGGAATTGGTTTCGCTTATCATCAACGATAGCTGCAAGACCACTCTGGAAAGAGTGGAAATGGCCGGTATGCGCAAACTGACGGCGCTTGATCTGAGTAATTTTACCGCTCTGAACTATCTGGACTGCTGGGGCTCGTCGCTGCTGGCGACGCTTAACGTCAGCGGCTGTACGTCCCTGGCAACCTTGAGGTGTTTTTCCTGCAAGATATCTTCGCTGAACGTCTCCGGCTGTACGGCGTTGACGGAGTTGCAATGTTATTTCAACCAGATAGGTTCGCTTAATATCAGCACTTGCGCCGCGTTGACGGAACTCAATTGCTTTGATAATAATTTAAGCTCGCTGAATATCTCCGGCAATCCGGCGTTAACGCAGCTTGATTACGGGCGCAACAATATAAGCAATGTGGATATAAGCACTCATACGGGGTTAATCGAACTGAAATTTATGGAAACTCCGATAGCGTCTATTGATTTGAGCGCGCATAAGGCATTGCTGCACTTAGCGTGCCGGCAGTGTTATAATCTGACCTCAATCAATATCAGCGCGCAAACGCTTCTGGAGTATTTCGACTGCTCGCAATGCACCGGAATTACAAGTATTGACGTAAGTCATAATCCGGAATTGAAAAGCCTGTGGTGTGATTTCGTCGGCTTGTCCGATCTCAATATAAACAGCAATCCTGATCTGGAGTTTTTGTGGTGTCAGGGCAATCACCTGAGTTCGGCCACGATAAACGCCCACCTGGCGAAACTGGTCGCCAGCAATGTAGACGCTTTCACTATGAGCTATAACTCAATGAGCCAGACGCCCGCGGCGCTGCCCACCGGACAGGGAATTACCGATAAAGCCACGTTGATCGACAGAGGCTGGGACGTTTCAACCGATTAAACAAAGGAATCACGATATGCAGGTTTTGAAAGTCAAAAATATTACTCAATTCGAAAATGCCGAAGTCCCGGAAGATTCCCTGCTGGTTCTCCTGGAACGGCAGACCGACGGTTCCTACCTCTGGCGCTGCAAGGATTCTGAAGGTAATACCGGAACTATTGGTACCGGCGTGGAAAGCGTCAACGGCAAAATCGGGACGAACGTGGTGCTGGAGCATTCCGACGTCGGGGCCGTGGCCGAGGACTTGAACGCCGAATACGGCAGACCGGATACGCTGCTGTCCCAGATGATGTTCTTCATCCGCAACGGCGCAGTGAATCTCTACGCCACGCTTGCCGACTTGAAAAATTTCTTGTCCGGATATTTTGCCGATATCGTCCACAACCATGCGATTACGGATATAAACGGCCTGCAACTGGAACTCGATGACAGGGCGATGACATTGCACACTCATGTCAAGGCGGATATTTCCGACTTTGCCCATGGGCACAGCATCAGCGAAATAACGAATCTCCAAACCTTGCTGGACGGCAAGGCGGCAGTCGATCACAACCATGATATCTTTTACGCCGTAATCGACCACAGCCACAGCGAGTACGCCTTGACCGGCCATGACCATGACGGAGTTTATGCGGTAGCCGGACACAGTCACGCCATTGACGAAGTGACCGGTTTGCAAAATTCCCTGGACGGTAAAGCGGCAGTTAATCATAACCATGATGCGACTTACGCGGCAATCGGCCACACTCACAGTGAATACGCCCTGACCGGGCATAACCACAATGGAATTTATTCCGCGGTCGGCCATGGCCATGCGATCGCGGACGTTACCGGATTGCAGGCAGCGCTGGACGGCAAACAAACCAAAGCCGCCGCCCATAACCTGGGAACCGGGCTGACCGGGGCGATTTCGCTGGATATCGCCAACGGCGACACACAGTACGGGACGCTATCCGGAGAAACGACGCTGGCTTACGGTTCGATTAGCAACCTGGAGGAAGGCCAGGGGTTTATCCTGCAGTTGGACAACGCCGCCGGGCAGACTTTCGAGTTCACTTCGGAAATATTCGGGAATATCCTGATTCTTGACTCCGGCAATACCGGTATTTACAAAATAGCCTTTTCCAAAGTCGATGGCAAAATCTGTTACGACGGCAAAAGCGAGGTGTACTGCTGATGAATATTTACAAATTGATTCGACATATTAATTCCGGACAAAGAAATGATTTCGCCGGTTTTACCCTGATTCAGAATCGCAGCTATCCGGAAACCGTCAACGCGGTCAACGGTGCGGTCAGTGAGAATTTTGCGGCTTTCTTTCCGTGGAGTTACGCAGGTTCCGTTTCGACGCTTTCCGTTTACAGGATTAACTGGGCATTCCGGACGCTGGAACATATTCAGGATTTGTCTTTTCAAACCATCGGGTACTGTACCCCTCCGGTTTCCCTGTCGGGAAATATCCTCGCCGTCGGACATCAAACGGATAAGAAGGTGTACTTATTCGAATTTGACGAAAATGCCGGAGAATTCATTCCGACCGTAACGCTGGAAAACAGCAATGACGACAGATTCGGTTCCGGCGCGATGCTCTACGGCAATGAACTGGCGGTCGGTTGTTTTTCCGGCGATTCAAGTATTCCGGGCGCGTTCCGCATCTATGAGCGAATCGATGCGTCCACCTGGAGTCAGGTTTACGCGAAAACCGAGGCGACACATTTCAATTACGGCTACAAAATCAATTTCCATAACGGCATTGCGCTGTGTTCAGTTGATGTCTACGGTCAGACCAGCGATGTATTCATGAAGCAGAACGGGACTTGGACATTTATCGAACGGTCAGAGTTCCCCGCGGGCATCGGCGGCGGCAATAATACCACACTGGTCCGCCCCTGCCGTTCGATTGAAGATTCTCCGTTGATCGGGCGGAAATACATCATCCTGCAAATCCAGTTACGGGAAAATGATGCCTGGAATACTGTTCAGGAAATCCCGTTGCTGAAATTGGACGGAGCCGCTGCCGGGTTGTTCCCTTTGGTAAGATTCGGAGACGATGGCAGTCTGACTTACGGTTCCCGCTACGGTTATGCCTATTTCACGTGGGAGAACGGCCAGTATCAACTGGTGCAGGAAGCGTCTTATGCCGAAATCAGCGTCGAAAACATCGGGGGTGAAAGTCTGCTGGGTTATTGCGCCCCGGCCAATGGCGCGCATGCCGCAATATTCATAGGGCAGTACACCAGCCCCGCCAGAGCTTACCTGTTCATAAAATAAGGAATTGAATCATGCAGATTTTGAAAGTAAAAACCCAGGCCGATTTCGATGCGGCAGTGGTGAAAGAGGGAACGCTGCTGGTGTTCCCGGAACGGCAGCTCGACAGCTCCTATGTGTGGAAATACAAGGACTCAGACGGCAATATTGGATCGCTGGGGAGCGCCCCTACGGAAAGTTCCGGCATTGTTTGCGCCGCCGGAGCCGGGGTTGCGGTCGGAATGCTGGTTTACCTTGCCGAGGTCGAAGGAACTATAACCTGTCTTCCGGCCGATCAGTCGGCCCATGCCGCGGACGCCTGCGTCGCCACGCTTTCCGGCGCAAACGCGGTACTGGCGCAAAACGGCATTATCACGCTCGAAACCGGAATCGATGCCGGAACTGAATTGTTTCTCGGCAGCAACGGCGCTTTTTCCGCAGCAGTTCCCGCCGCATCCGGTGAAATCGTCCAGAAGGTCGGCCGGGTGATCGACGCCAATACCGTATTTTTCAACATCCAGCCGGGGAGGATAATTATCTGATGAATGCTCCGATATTTAATCTGCAAATCTCGACGGCGGCTTCAATCAAACAGTATTTCAACTGGAAATCCGGCGTGCACAATACCTTCACCCTGACGGACTGCTCGGTTGAGCAAATCAACGGCGTCTATGAGTTTTTCACCGAGACCAAAGACCAGTACAACAACGTGCGGGAATACTATCAAAACCAGGGCAACTCCGATATGTATATCGTGATCTGTTATTCGGAAATGGCCGACGTAAATATTTATTTCTGTGAATATACCGGCGATATTACGACCGTGAATCCCTGGGATTATGATCTACTGATCTATTATACCAGTACCAATTTATTCGACGAGGTATACTGGCAGGAACCGCAGGTAACCATCGAAACGTTTCCGGCCGTGGTAACCACTAATGCCGGGACCGGCTTTTTCAGTCATAAGCTCAATGAAGGTTCCTGGAGTACTGATGCTGAAGCCACCGAACATATTGTCGAAGGCCTGACCGATGGCTCAAATCACACATTTTATGTCCGGGAAAAACTCTCCGACGACACTTACAGTGAGAGTGCGGAGTGTGTATTCGCGGTAGTCTTCAGCAGCGGCAGTATTCAGCTCAAGCCGCGCTTTACCGTCATGGCAACCGACCTCGGGTCCATTGACGTTGAGTTTGCTTTCCCGTCCTATGATTCGAAGCTGCTCTCCGGGCTGACCCGCGACACCCTCGGCGTCAGCGGGTTGTTCCTCAACTGCGGGACAAAAAACGGCGCGCCCTGTTATCACAACGGCGATTATTATCTGTGGTACTCGCAGAGATTTTTGCGCTGGCTGGTGACGGCGCTGGATTATTTCAATAATGAAAACGACATGTACGACTACTACGAAAGTTATCTTTACGCGAATGACCAGACCGATTCGGATACCTGGGCAAGCGGAACGTGGCACGTCGGCATGGCGGGAGATATGTCGCTTTTAGGAACGCCCGTCTGGGCGGGGGACACTTTTAATGTGATTCCGCTGGGTATGGGAATCTGCCGCTACCAAGTCAACGGCGGCAGTTATGTCGAGCTTGAGCATGGAACGGAGGTTTTCACGCTGCCGGTTACTCTCGACAGTTCCTACAGCGTTAAAATTTCCGAGCAACTTGACAACGGCCTGTGGTCGCCGGAAGTCGAGATGGCGATAGACTGCCATTTGCTGGCCGCACCGGACATCGCTTCCGACGACGGCGCAACTGAGAGCGACGGCGGCCGCAATGTCGCCTTCGAATGGAACGGGGCGGGATACGGCGTAAATTTCAACGGCACAAGTCTGCAAACGCCGGTATTCTGGGACAAGTTGCAGGAAGAACCGCTGGACGGCTATCCCGCCGCTGCGGTGTTTTACATTGCCAACGCCGATACTTCGGCAAGCGGCAGTTTCTGCGCCGTCAAGCTGCTGCCGAACACCACTTATCATCTCTACGTACCCTGGCGCGAAGGCAATATGTACGATTCGGTTTATAGGCCTAATCTATCGACATTTATCGCCAAGCACGATTATGAGCATGCCTGGGAAGAAGTCGCCACCGGCGAAAACGGCGGGCTGTGGATTTACGCGGTTCACGACCAGGGCAGCTGGGGCAACTGGAAACTGGCCTGCGATCCCGCCCCGGAAGAAATCACTCCGCAGGATATCGGGGATTTCTACCATATGATAACCGGCGGCTTTTGCGGAACCGGAACTTTCCGCTATCATGTGAATTCCGGGCCGTGGAGCGAGGAAATCACTGACCTCCGGGCACTGCAGATGTTCCAGCTCCCCACCGGAAATCACACCATTTACCTCGAGGAGAAATCTTCCAACGGCGTCTGGAGCGAAACCGGGACTCTGGTATTCAGTGTCATCAACGGCGCTGAAGGCGGGACTTCCGGCGGCGTCACCGTGCCCACCGGAAAATTTCTGATCATGTTCGATCCCGCCACGGGCCGCGAGTTCCTCTGGGACGGCGTCGCCCCGGCGGACAATCTTGAACCCTTAACCGAATAGGCAAAACTATGAAAAAGATCATCATTCTCGCGTTACTGGCAGTTGTTTTGACCGGCTGCCGCAGTTCCTGGACTACCGAAACTTTGCGCTCGCGGCCGGAAATCGACCTGCGGCTCGAACAGGAAGCCAAACAGGTTTCCGAATCAGCGGAAAAGATCAACGGCCTCAGCGACGACCGGCAGGTCGAACAGGAAACCGTCAAGCTGAAAACCGTATCGGCATCATTGCTGCAAAAAGCGGAGAAAAACCTGCAAATCGACACTTACGTCAAGAAAGTTGAAGACAAACTGATCGAATACGAAAATGACCAGAAACGCCGGATTACTACCATATTCTTATGGATGTTGAGTGGTGGCTGTCTCTTAATTATCGCCGGAATAGCAGTGATCGTCTTCGGCAGCCAGGCGGGCATGAGCGGACTGGGCATCCAGCTCCTGGCTATCGGCGCGACTTTAGTCGGCGTCAGCTACACGATGATCGCCTATCCGTGGATAGCCCTGAC